AGAGACCGCTGACGCGGGCCCTTAATTACAAAACAGAAAGTATGGATAAATGACAATACTAGTTAACTACCTGTCCATAACTGGTGTCTCTCATAAGGGCGTGAAATGGATAGCTCAAGGGATAAGTTAACGTCCACTTGATCACGCAGGTTCGATTCCTGCCACGTCCACTACAGACTGATGGAATTAGTCACACGCTGCATCCATCGTGAGAAGCTTAAGACATTGCTCACAGGTTGGTCACCACTATATTACAAACAAAATACATTATCTAATGGATAATATATATGATTATGACTAAAATTAAAACACTTAAACAACGGCTTAAACCAGATATCAAAGCAAAGCTTGAGTCTAATGACCGTAAATACTCTGCAGCAGTACGCAGTTTATTTGCTAAACTAGACAAAACTAAGTTTGTCAGTGACTTAACAATTGGCGATGTACGCTCATTGCATACGTTTTCTGACACAAAGTTATACAATCTTGACATCTATGATCTATTATGGTGCGAGCATATATTTGATGACAATGACTGATTCAACTAAATTACAAGCACACGATAAAGCTTTTGCAAATATGCATCAGTTATCTATCGAAATGGCTCAAACTAGACTTCAACTAGAAGGCAAAGTGTCAAGTGTATTTGACGAAGAGCAATTACAAGCTACATTGGATTCTCAACTAAGAGACTTCGATGCATGGAATTATATAGCAACTTTAATAGAAAAAGATTATGGAAAACACAGTTACGTTGATGAAATCCTTGGGTATCAACGAAATTACGACTTCGCGGCAGAAGGCTAATGGCACAAGAGCTTTTGAAACACCGTTTAAAATACGAAGAAAACCAGTGAGATTTTATTCTTACAAAAGAGGTTATGTTCGTATAGACAGAAATTGCCACTCAATATACCAAATAAACAAGACGTATAGCGTTGATTATAAGGCAGTTGGATGGGACGGTAAGCTTTATGAAACAAAAAGCAAAAAGCGTATTATGATATACAACGAAGAATCTAGACTAAAATATATTCTAAAGTATATAATGAAGAACTATTTTAAATGGAATAACAATGACAGATAATAAATTAAAACTAGACGAAGAGCTTGTGCAGCAATTACTTGCAGAAGACAATGTCACTGTAGCTGAAGATACTAGCTTTGCTGTTATGCTTGAGCGTACTAAAGACCATTTTGACTTTGAAATTACAGATGGTTGGAATAAAAACCCGGAGATGATGTTCTATACAGAAACAACATCTGATGGTTATGAAGTATGGATCGCTACAGATGACGACAAACATCCTTCAATTAATGAAGACGTATACTATTATGAAAGCGATTGGCTTGAAAAAATGCAAGACGCTATGACAGATGGTATGGTTATTTACTTTCAAGAACTCAACGATGATAACTACGAGTTTGAAGATGTTGTACTAAATGTGTACGAAGAGTACTACAATGACAAAAGACAAGAGCTAATTGAAAAGCTAATTGATGACGGATATGAGTGGGAAGAATAATGATACAGGCCAAAAACCATTACCAAAATGGTATGATGGCGCTACATACACGCAATGGGAAACAGTGACTAACCCTTTATCAGGCGAGTCAGCTATGCTATCACCCAACGAAGTTGCGATGTATGACTTAATTATGGGTAGTCAAATGACTGGACATTATGATATTACACGTAAAGGACTTGACTGGTTTAGATCAGCGAATCCTAAAGCGTACATGACACTATTAGATTAGTGTCTAACTAGGCGTGAAATGGTTGGGCTGTTGCTTTGTATTCTGAGCTTTGGCAAGATGTTTACTTGGCACAGTGATATAGGTTCGATTCCTATCACGTCTTCTAACTTTAAAATTAATTATTATGCCTAACATGAGTTATTGCCGTTTCGAAAACACGGTAAAAGACATGAACGATTGTTTAAACGCTATTGAATATGGCGAAACAAATGATTTAAGTGACTACGAACTTTTAGCTCTTAGAGATTTTTTAGAGCTAGGACAGGTTATTGTAGACAACGAAGATGAAATCCAACGAATTATAGAAGAAAATGAATAGAGATAAACATATATGGGAAGGTTGGACAGTCGGTGACTTCATCGATGACATAGAACCTATATTCGATATGTGCGCTCCATTCATGGATAAGCAAAGCCTTAAACGTTGGGTTGCTCAAGAACAACCTTACTACAAGAAACATATACCCGAAGTATATAATTACTTCTTACATAAATCAGGGTTATGAAGACAATTAAACTAACAGAAAGCGATTGCATATTTGTTCACCATGTGCTACACATGTATGCAGGTAAAACACCCGGACTTACTTCAGTAGACATAAGACAAATAAAAGAAGTCGCAGCTAAATTTAAATAATATGGCAACAAGAAACTTAACAATGGTTGTTGATCGAGAGCATGCTGAAAAATATGCTCTTGGTTTTGCAGACAATCCAGTTCATTTTATTAGCCACAGCTATGTAAATATGTATTTACATCATGATGGTTATCCTGAGTGGCAAGGTGTACAGTTAGCTAATTGGGTACATACTAACGGTAGAATAGATGGTAGCGCAATGGCAGCTAAGCTAGTTCGCGATATGTACTATGACAGTTGCTACTTATATCCGTCGCCAGAGTCTATTGACCATCAATATACTTATATTATTTGGTCAGGTAAAAAAGATATATGGATTAGTTGTTACGACCAGTACAACAGTGAAAATGTATTTGTACTAACACCTGAAAAAGTAATATCAAGATATATGAATCAAGATGAGCCTATGGATTATACTGATTTCGCTAACAATGAAACTAGATATGACGAGAATAGTGAGTCACTTAAAGTAAATCTTTCGTATGCAAACGCAAATAAAATAATAGATATACTAAAAAATAGTATGTAATGACTAAAAAAGAACTAGATTATTTAGCAGAAAAGGTAGCAGATGCTATTGTTGATAAGATGTTTAACTCTGATGAGTTTGAAGTATCTGCTTTGCCTGCTGCTACAGACGAACAAATGATTGTAGCTGAAATAGCTAGACTTATGACGCTAATGTCACAGTATGAAGATACTGAAGAGTACGAGAAAGCAGCTATAATCAAGAATAAAATTAGTAAATTAGAAAATATAATAAGAAAATTATGATAAAACCTATGTTGGCTCATAAAGTTAATGATCAAAAAATTGACTTTACCGAGCCTGTATTTATACAACCTAAGCTTGACGGCGTGCGTTGTTTAATACGTAGAGAATTTGATGATACAGTTAACGCTGATGTTATCAGAGCTTATTCACGTACAGGCAAAGAGTTTAAAAACTTAAAACACATATTAAAAAGCTTGCGTGATTTTTTTAGTGCAAACCCAGATGTTGTACTAGACGGTGAGTTGTATAATCATGATCTAAGAGACGATTTTGAGCAAATCATATCGTTAGTCAGAAAACAAAAACCGACTGACGAGGACCGCCGAAACGCAGCAAATATAATACAATACCACGTGTATGACTACATTATTCCGTTTATTGGTTATGAAGCAAGAATCACGTGGCTAAGGTCAAACAAAGATTTATGGTCAAATGTAGTTATACCTGTTGAAACTCACTTAGTTAACAAGTATGAAGAAGCTGCTAATATGCATTATGATGGTTTTTTAAAGCAAGGTTACGAAGGCTCTATACTAAGACTTAACGGTGCTTATGAGCAAAAACGTAGCTACAACTTACAAAAATTCAAAGACTTCAGCGATGATGAAGCCACAATTGTAGGTTATGAAGCTGGCAAAGGTAAACGTACTGGCACACTTGGCAAGTTCTTTATGATGGACGACAACGGTATTGAGTTCGGTTGTCCACCAGGTAAAGGTTACAACTACAAAGATCTAGCAAATATACTAGATAATGTACACGACTATATTGGTAAACGTGCTACATTTACTTATTTCGAACGAACTAAAGCAGGTAACTATCGTCACCCGTTGTTTAAATGTATTCGAGATTATGAGTAAATTAATATGGAAGCTTTATGCTGAAAATATGATTAGCGAAGAAGTAGCTAATATCTTGTTGGATAAATTATACGAATGAATATATTTTATCTAGATCGAGATCCTTACAAAGCTGCTAGTTATTTTTATGACAAGCATAAAGTAAAGATGATATTGGAATCCGCTCAAATGCTTTGCACAGCTCATCACGTGTATGGTAATCCTGACGATGTGCCATATAGGCAGGCGCATCTAAACCATCCGTCAACGATATGGGCTAGAGAAAGCAGACCAAACTATTATTGGTTATACGAGCACATGATAGCATTAGGGCAAGAGTATACAAAACGCTATGGCAAAGTACATATGTCAATAGATAAATGCAAAGATGCATTACGCTTTTGTCCTGATGGTATCGAATCTGTGGTGTTTACAGAACCACCGCAATGTATGCCTGACGAGTACAAAGTACCCGGATGTAGCATAACTGCCTATTGGAACTATTATGAACAAGATAAATATAAAGTAGCAAACAAAAATGAGCAAATCATTGTACGACCACATGATCACCGTAAACTATATGAATATAGCGCATAAGATCAAAAGTTTTCAGAAAAAGAAACAAAAACCTAAAGATAATGGGAAAAACAAAAGAGTTATTTACTAAATTAAGAGAAGAAGAATTTTTAAAAGAACACATAATTGTGTGTACTTTAAAACCTGAAGAGGCTGTGACAACAGCCCCTAATAATAAGGAGTAATAGGCTAATGTCACAAGACAGAAACTTAAAGTTACTAATCAACAACCGCATCGTATACAGGCGAGATCCAATAACGGATAAGCCAGATGAAGTATACGACTGGGGCGTGGTGTATCATAACGGTACACACGAGTGTTACGAGTTGTTTAGAACTAGAGCTAAAATTACAACTTATAAATCTCTTAAATGGCATTTGCTTGTATTGTGGTATTTAAATCCTCAGCTTGATCAAGATAAGTTTGAGTATATTGCAAGACACATAGTAAATAAATCTAATGGCTTTATTACATTTAATGTATCAGAGCAATTGTTTAAGAACATTATTTATGATGTTAGCATGTATGACTTAGAATATCCGCCAAAAAACAAGTTGCGTAAAGTTATATTTAACGATACGTGTGGGCTTGAGGTAAGTGAAAAACTAAGTATTGTAGGTAGTATCATAGGTAGATCTAAAGCTGTAGCTGCAGATGATATCTATGATGCTATGCTAGCATTAAACGAGATGAAACAAACTATAACTGTTAAAAAACTAGCAAGTTATTTTAATTGTTCAGCTCGTACTATTTATAGAAACATGACACAAGAACTAAAGAAAGAAAAAGAACTTTTAAATTCACAACTATGAAATATCCAGACGCAGACAAACATTTCTGGGCTAGCATGACAAAGAGTGTTATAAGAGTAGGAGGCTATTGCTTTTTATTTATTGACATAGAGTTAGCAGCTTGGGTTCTAATTAGCAGCGAAGTAATCGGTGTAATAGAAGAACTAGTATGAGAAAGTACAATGTACAAAACTATATTAGGTATAAAGAAGATTTAAAAAGATCTATGCCTGTAGTAAAATCATATGAAAAATATGGTCGTAACGAACTTGTAGTTAAATTTTTACCATTAGTTGAAAATTTAGCACGTAAGTTTTCAACTAGCCAACAAGCTTCAGGTGTTCTTACTATAAACGATCTAATACAAATCGGTAGTGAGTCTTTAGTGAAAGCAGTTGACAAACTTGACTGGACCGTGCTACATGATTCTGAAGACATAGAAAAAACTTTAAAATCGTTTTTTAGTAAACGTATTAAAGGCGGTATCAGACGCCGCATAGATATGCACAGAGGTGACATACGTATACCAGAACATAAAATTAATGAGATACGTAAAAACCCTAAAGATAAAAAGATGGTTGAAATGTTTTTTAATTCTATGTTTTTATCTATAGATGCTCAACCGGCTAATGATGAAGGTGAGCAAATGATACATCAAATAGCAGATAAATCAGAGCCATATAATATAGCTTTGTTAAATAGCTATTTGAAAAGCTTACTGTTAAAACATCTTACTGAAAAAGAATACGAGGTTTTAAGGTTAAGCTACGGACTTGACTGCGATAAGCATACAGCTAAACAAATCGCGGCTAAATTAAATATAGATGGTGTCAGTAATTATGTACGTGTAAGCGAGCTAAAAAAGCAAGCTGTACAGAAATTAATTGACAATGTTGATCACTCGCAAGTGATTGATTATCTGTAAGTTAGTGATGTAAAACAGTATATTTGTGTGTAATTATATAAGTATACCAAATACCAAAACTTTATGACGTTAAACGAAAAGTTAGCTACAATACAAACTAAATTTAAATCTAAAAAATCTAGATTTAATTCATTCGGCAAATACTACTTTAGATCAGCCGAAGACATTCTCGAAGCTATTAAACCCTTTGTTAAGGAGTTAGGTGTTACTGTTACAATTAACGAAGAGTTAGTTGATACGGCAGTGTTACAAAGCACAGCTACTATAACTGACGGGACTGACACTGTAACTGCTACTGCAGTTGTTGGTGTTGATCTTGAACAGAAAGGTATGCAAATGCCTCAACGATATGGGTCAGCTTCAAGTTACGGTAAGAAGTATGCATTAGGTAATTTATTTCTTATCGACGACACCCAAGACAGCGATGCAACCAACGACCACGGTAAATCAACCACAACCGTTAAACCATCATTGTCAGTAAACACGCAAGCGTTTACCAAGGCTACTGAATACTTAAAGTCAGGCGGTGACATAACTGCTATAACTAAAAAGTACAAAGTAAGTCCTGAAGCGTTGGCTAAATTAAAACAAGCAGAAGTTCATGGAACAAAAACAAATATTAAACAAACTGCGCAATGATGAAGATTATTACGGAGAGTTTGGTAGACGTTATCTTAGTAATAGCGACATATCAGCTCTTCTAAATAATCCTCTCGCATATGGTCAACCTTCGAAGCCTTCAGCAGCGTTCTTAGTTGGTGGATATTTTCACACTGCAATACTTGAACCAGATAAACTGAAAAAGTATAAGGTAGTTGAATCATCAACTAGGAACACAAAGGCTTACAAAGAGATATCAGGCGGCGAGCTATGTTTATTACAACATGAAGTAGATAAGATCGAATTAATGACAGATAAAATGTTAGGCAACGAAGTTTGCGAAGGTCTTATACGTGGAGAAAACGTAGAGTATGAAGTGCCTGGAGTAGCACAGCTCGGAAACAATATGTGGAAAGGTAAAGCTGATATAGTTAATCACGATGAAAAACTGGTGATTGATTTAAAGACTACCGCAAACATAAACAAGTTTCAAAATAGTGCGCGTATGTACAACTACGATAGTCAAGCATACATATATAGTAAACTATTCGGTTATGAAATGTTATTTATTGTTATAGATAAAGAGACACATCAGATCGGATTATTTGATTGCTCAACAGACTTTTATGAGCGTGGCTCTGATAAAGTTGCACGAGCAAACGATGCTTATGATTTATTTTATAAGCAAGAAGGTTTTGATCCTTCACAATATTTTATTAATAAAACCCTTTAAACCAATTAATATGGCAAGAGCAAGAAAAACTCAAACTAAAGTATGTTCAGTATCAGGTATTGAAACTAATGTAAATAACTTTTACGCGAACCAGAACCATGTTAAAGCTGTAGACAATATACGTCGTAATTCTAACGCGACTAAAGATCAGTTGCAGCGTATGTTTAATCAGTTAAATTCTTATGTGTAATGGCTAGTATTTTAGCAACAAGTATTGACCTTACTAAAATACCTAAAGATAAAATTATCGAAGGTAAAAAAGGTAAATACTTACCTATTACTATTACAATTAATGATGAGCCAGATCAGTTCGGCAACAATGGTCCAGTGACTGTACAACAGTCTAAAGACGAGCGTGACGCTAAACAAGATAAGGTTTACTTAGGTAATGTAAAAGTAGTATGGACAAACGGAGACAACGTAGCGGCTGCGCCTCGAGATGGTGGGCCTGCACCTGTACAACAAGCTGCGGTCACACAGGCCGACGATGACTTACCATTTTAATTAAATGCAGACAGTAGAGATCAATGGATTTTTGATTGATGAGTTCAATCAATATGGCCTAAAAGAAGGCAAGACACAGGGTATATGCCCTTTATGTTCGCACGATAGGCAACCCAAAAACCAGAAAGCACAGTGTGCTTCGTATGATTGGGAACGGGGTCTCGGTACCTGTCACAACTGTAGTACATCATTTCAGCTGCACACTTACCAACGTAAAGGTGCTAGTGAAAAAGAGTACGTAAGACCAGACCAGAAGCCAACTAAAAAGCTTAACAGCAAAGTTGTACAATGGTTTGAGACACGAGGTATATCTCAGAAAACTCTTACCGATCTTCGGGTCGGTGAGGGTCCTGAGTATATGCCACAGACAGGTAAGACTGAAAATACTATATGGTTTAATTATTTAATGGGTGACCAACTAATCAATGTTAAATACAGAGATGGTCGCAAAAACTTTAAGCTATATAAGGGTGCTGAAAAAGTATTTTATAATATCAACAGTATTGTAGGTTATGACACGTGTATAATCACTGAAGGTGAAATGGATGTGTTAGCTTTACACGAAGCTGGTGTTAAAAATGCTATATCAGTTCCTAACGGAGCAACGCTAACAAACAACAACCTAGATTATCTAGACAATTGTATTGATTACTTTGAAGATAAAGAAAAAGTAATACTTGCAGTTGATCAAGATGACGCTGGTCAAATGCTACAGCAAGAGCTTATACGTAGGCTCGGCGCTGAAGTATGTTTCTTAGTAACCTTCGAAGACTGTAAAGACGCTAATGAATATTTATTAAAGTATGGAAAAGAAAAACTGGCAGAGCGTATTACAAAAGCCCGACCGGTACCCCTTGAAAACGTCACAACTTTCAAAGACATTGAGGACGAAGTTACTGACTTCGTTAAAAATGGCTTCAAACCCGGTTACCAGATCGGCCTTCCGAATTTTGATGACATCTTTTCAACTTACACTGGTCAGTTTATTACTGTTACTGGTATTCCTAGTTCCGGTAAAAGTGATTTCGTCGATCAAATGGTCGTTGGGTATAACGCGAACTATGGTTGGAAAACAGCGTTTGCTAGTCCAGAAAATGCGCCAACTTATTTACATGCCCATAAACTAATGCGCAAGACGTGGGGTGATATGCCTACACGTGCAGATATTGGTGGTGCTAAGTGGAATGAGGTATCGGAACATGTTAATGATAATTACTTTTTTATTGACATGGATAAGTATAGTCTTGAATCAGTGCTACGTAAAGGTGCTGAGCTTGTTAAACGTAAAGGTATTAAATGCTTAGTCATTGATCCATTTAATAAGATCAGAGACATTGATTGCAAAACAGAAGATGTAAACAGGTACACAATGGAGTATCTAACTAAGATAGAAATGTTTTGTAAGAAGTATGATGTGCTTACATTTATTGTAGCTCACCCAACTAAAATGTACAAAGATAGTAATGGCAAAATTGAAGAGCCAACTATGTACAACATTAAAGGTGGTGGTGAATGGTACGATGCTAGTTACCACGGTATACTAGTACACAGAGACTATGATGCTAAAACTGTTAAAGCTAAAGTATTGAAAGTAAAGTTTCAAAACTTAGGTGAAAACGGAGCTGAAGCACATTTTAAATGGGAACATAAATCAGGTCGTTTTATTCCTCATGTTTTGCCTGGTATGGCCGAAGATGAGAAAATGCCCTGGGAGTAATGCCTCCACACTGGAAGCCTAAAAGAAAGTCTGAGTGGAGTATGGGTACATATGAAACTACAGAACTTGATCACAAGGCTATGAATTGGTGTGTTAATAATGGTATAAAGATAGCGCCTTTTGCTAAAGAGCCTGGCGCTTGGTATATCGATATAACTATAAATGGTAAAACAAACCGATCGCCTCATGTCTATATTAAAGATATGATATGGGAGAAGATCTATGAATATTATAGATATTATTATGAGAAATACTTTCGAGACAGCAAATGAAGCTTATGAGTATATGCACAACGAAATCATTACAAATGGTATTGAGTTTGCAGGTACCAAAGCTTTATTTAATATAGGGTTTACAATAGAAAACCCAACTAACAAAGTAATTACAAATAAAGAACGTAATTGGAACGAAGAGTACGCAGCCGCAGAGTGGTCTTGGTACTTATCTGGTGATCCTAGAATTGAAACTCTAGGTGAGTTGTATGGTAAGATACCTGCTATATGGAAACGTATGGCAGATGAAAATGGTGAAGTCAACTCTAACTATGGTTATCAGTGGAGAAGAAACGATCAGCTTGAAAATGTTATTAACATATTAAAGCAGGATCCTAAAACAAGACAAGCAGCTATAAGTATATACGATGGTAAAACAATACATCAGTATGCTTATGATACACCGTGCACATATGCGGTACAGTTTACAATAGTACAAAGCAAGCTGTATATGTCTGTCTATATGCGTTCTAATGATCTCTGGTACGGTTTTTGTAACGATCAATATCAGTTTGCGTCGTTGCAAGAAATGGTTGCAGAGAGATTAAATTTGCCTGTTGGTACATACTACCATCATGCACACAACTTACATTTATATAACGATAAAATTTAATTTAAATGTACTATTTATACCACATACCAGGTAAAAAGATAGGTGTTACACGTAATCTTAATACCCGAGTAACCCTTATGCAAGGCTATAAGGAGGGAGAGTATGAAGTTCTTGAGCAGTCAGACGATATAGATTTTATATCAGACCGCGAAATAGAACTTCAAAAGTCTTATGGCTATAAGGTCGACAGAAAATTATATAAAAATTTATTTAAGAATATGAATATAAACGCTACTGAACAAACGTCAACCTTTCCGTGTCCAGCTAACAAACTTAAAGGGCATCTGATGGATAACATTGGGCTCAGCTGGGAAACTCTACACGGTAAATTCGAAATCAATTCAACTACAATACCATGGATTGTACACAATGCAAAGACGTCTATGTACAATTCCGAGAGATGTTACATTTATAACAAGGCTTATCATGAAGCTTTTATAGCTGAACCAGCTACAGAAGTTACAGGCGCAACTGTCTTTGATAGTATTCGTGACTGGGCTGATAAACGAGGTATATATGATAGTGGAGATACTAAAACGCAATTTGTTAAACTTATGGAAGAAGTCGGAGAACTCGGAAAAGCAATTCTTAAAGACGATAAAGATGAGTTTGTTGATGCCATTGGCGATTGTATTGTTGTACTCACAAACCTTTCCCATCTCGGTGGGTTTGACGTTGAGCATTGTATCAGCAGTGCTTACGATGAGATCAGTAATAGAACTGGAGCTATGGTAAACGGAACATTTGTGAAAGATGCAGATTAAAACCAAAGACAAGATAGTACAGGCCGTACTAAGGAAGATGGACGAACGTAGTATTATAGGCCAAGAAAAATATGGTGCTACAATGATGCAAGAAATTGAAGGTCAAGTTAAAGATCTAGATCGTTTCTTAGTTGATGTTCAAGAAGAAATAATGGATGCGTTACTTTATATCGAAGCAGCGCGTCGCTGCTTGACTGATGAGATCGAAGAGGCAATGTTACGCCGCATGGATATCATAGGTCAAAATGGTAACGAAGGATTACATTATGATACGCAAGAAGTATAAGCGTAAGAAACGAGGGCCAGTACAGGCAAAGAAGATATCATATGACGGTATCAACTTTGCCTCAGGTCTTGAGCGATATATGTATATGGCTTTGAAAAAAGCAAAGATCAGAGCTAAGTACGAAGGTGAAACATTTGTACTGATGAACGGCTTTCATTTTCCAAACGAGTGTTATGCTCGTCAAGCGAACGGTAAAGGTGATTATAAAAACAGAGGCGCTAAACGTATACTACCTATTAAGTACACACCTGATTTTATTGGTGATGGATTTATTATTGAAACAAAAGGTAGAGCCAATGAATCTTTTCCGATGCGATGGAAGTTATTTAAGTTATTAGTAACACAGCAGTTTCCAGACACTGTATTATATAAACCACAAAACCAAGCTGAATGCGACAGAACAATACAGCTAATCCTAGAAAAGCAAAGGAAGTAGCAAGACGTAAGTATGCAGAGAGACAGATCGATAAGTTTATTAAATGGTCAGTTAATCAACGTGGTTTTTTAAAATACAAAGATCTAGTTGAACAACACGATAAACATAATATAAAAGTGTATGGCTAAATTAAATTTATTTGCATATAAAGAAAAATCGAAAGTGCGTAGACCAGGTGTTCACGCTAAAACAAAAAACAGTAACAATAAACAAAGTAAAAATTATGTCAAACAATACAGGGGACAAGGTCGGTAAAACCTGGTCATTGTCATTTGGGTTTTACCCAGGTATATTATTCGGTATGAGAACATACGAAGAACCTAAACAAACAGCATATGTATTTTACCTGCCATTTATAGATGTGGCATATGAAGTGTTTAAGTAATGGGGTTATTTGATGAGCGCGTAGCGTACAAGCCATTTGAGTACCCTGATTATTATACTGAAGGTTGGTTAAAACAAGCTCAGGCATTTTGGTTACATACTGAAATACCTATGCAGGGTGACATTAAAGATTGGAAAGAAAAATTAAATGATAAAGAGAAGAACTTGGTCGGAAACATATTACTCGGTTTCGCCCAAACAGAGTGTGCGGTATCAGACTACTGGACACAGAAAGTTGTCTCATGGTTTCCTAAGCATGAGATACAGCAGATGGCAATGATGTTTGGTTCGCAAGAAACAATACATGCTGTTGCGTATAGTTATTTAAATGAAACATTAGGATTAGAAAATTATGAAGCTTTTTTACACGAGCCGGCGACTGCTGGAAGGTTTGACAATCTGGTTAGTTATAGCGGTACCGATCCTGTCGGGATTGGCCGCTCTCTTGCTGTCTTTAGTGCTTTTGCTGAAGGGGTTAGCTTATACTCTGCATTTGCTGTTCTCTATAGTTTCCAGTTAAGAAATTTACTGAAAGGTATAGGTCAACAAATGAAATGGAGTGTGCGTGATGAGTCATTGCATAGTAAGATGGGCTGTAAACTTTTCCGCGATATGTGTAAAGAAACACCTAGTTTGCTAGAAAATTGTCAAGAAGATATAGTCGAAGCTGCTAAAACAATGGTAGACTTAGAAGAAAAGTATATTGACAAGATGTTTGAGATGGGTGACATTGAGAATTTAAAAGCATACGACCTTAAACAATTTATTAGAAAAAGAGCAAATGAAAAATTACAAGAACTTGGATATCTTGCCTTCTTCGATATCGATACTAAAGCGGCTGATAACCTTGATTGGTTTTATCATCTTACCGGCGGTCATACTCATACAGATTTCTTTGCTATTCGGCCAACTGATTACTCAAAGGCTAATGAAGGTGAAGACTTCGAAGACATTTGGTAGTCTTATGTCGGAAGATGAAATGTGGGACGATCTAAAATTAAGAAATGAAAGAAAGTAAATTAATTGAAATGCAAAAAAAGATAGAGTCTCTTGGTAGATTAGTTGAGCTGTTGCTTCAAGAAGTATCTGCTTTAAAAACTTTATCTTATGGTACACATGAAACTTTAAAATTAATGCCAGACTATGAGCAGGCTATCGAACAGATTAAAGAGAAAGTGGCTGAAGAGCCTAGTACTGGAACGCCGTCTGACGCCGACGGAAAGACTAGCTAATAGATTAGGATATATGGGGACCGGTTTTTTTGTAACAGCTCCCCATATGTTACCTGATACACCAGGTATAGTAATATATTTTTTAGCTGGTTTGTTTTGCACACCACAAGTTTGGGTAGCAAAGCAATGGAACTTAGTAATAGTAAACTTAAATGTAATGATAGCGTACGCGCTACTATTTTTTGAATAATGTGGAATAACGATTGGAAAAAAGGTGTCGACTATCCTGCTTGGGGTGACACTGATGTATATAAAAAAACTATAGCAGGAGGTTACTTATTACCATGGGAATCACCACGTGATGCATACATGCGTGTAGCTAGTACAATTGCTAGACGTTTGTATAAACCAGAACTAACAGACACTTTCTTTGATTATATATGGAAAGGCTGGTTGTGCTTAGCTTCGCCAGTATTATCTAATACAGGCACTGATCGTGGTTTACCTATTAGTTGTTTTGGTATTGATGTCGGTGATAGTATACACGATATTGGTACTAAAAACTTAGAGATGATGTTACTCGCAAAGCATGGCGGCGGAGTTGGCATTGGTATCAATATGATTAGACCCGCCGGCGCAACAATAACAGGCAATGGAACATCAGACGGAGTCGTACCCTTCTGCAAGATATACGATTCAACAATACTTGCTACAAATCAAGGATCAGTTAGACGCGGAGCTGCAAGCGTTAATATCAACATTGAGCACGACGATTTTGAAGAGTGGCTTGAAATACGAGAACCTAAAGGCGATGTCAACAGACAATCGCTTAACCTACATCAATGCGCAGTTGTTGGTGATAAGTTTATGCGTCGTCTTGAACAAGGAGATGCTGAAGCTAGAAGTAGATGGAGTAAATTACTTAGAAAACGAAAGTCAACTGGAGAGCCGTATATATTGTTTAAAGGAAACACTAACAAAGCAAATCCAGCAGCTTACAAAGACAACGCTTTAAAAGTACATATGACTAACATATGCAGTGAAATTGTATTGCATACAGATGAGTCACATAGTTTTGTATGTTGCTTGAGTAGTTTAAATGTTACTAAATATGAAGAGTGGAAAAATACAAACCTTATATACGATGCTATATGGTTTCTTGATGGAGTGTTGGAGGAGTTTATTCAGAAAGCTAAAGGGCTTAAAGGTTTTGGAAACTCTGTTAGATCTGCTGAGAAAGGCAGAGCACTTGGCTTGGGAGTCCTTGGTTGGCATACGTACTTGCAACAAAACGGTATACCCTTTGAAGGATTACAAGCTCAGTTCCAGACAAGACGTATATTTAGCCAAATTAAAATTGAATCTGAACGAGCATCAAGAGCATTGGCTGAGGTTTACGGTGAACCTCTTTGGTGTCGTGGCACTGGCTTTCGTAACACTCATCTTAGGGCTGTTGCTCCTACTGTGTCTAATAGTAAGCTTGCCGGTAATGTTAGTCCTGGCATTGAGCCTTGGGCCGCTAATGTTTTCACTGAACAAAGTGCGAAGGGTACGTTCATTAGGAAGAACAAAGAACTAGAAAAAGTACTACGCAAAGCAAGTATAAATAATAAAGAAACGTGGGATAAAATTCTAGAAGACGGAGGTAGCATACAAGATATTAAAGAGCTAGATGATTTTGGTTATGTAAATGGTAAGCTAGTACGTCTTTCTGAGCATGATACATTAGATCTAACAGGCTTTGATAAAGTTAAAGATGTATTCAAAACATTTAAAGAAATAAATCAATTAGAGCTTGTTAATCAAGCTGGCATACGTCAACAGTATATTGATCAAGCTGTAAGTTTAAACTTAGCTTTTCCTTCTGAAGCTACGCCAAAATGGATTAATCAAGTTCATATGGATGCGTGGAAAAAAGGTATTAAGACGCTGTACTACATGCGCACCGAGTCAGTGTTGCGCGGTGACATAGCAGCTAGCGCTATGGACCCAGACTGTCTGGCTTGTGACGGATAAAAAAAAAGGGGAGGTCTTGCGACTTCCCCTTCTTGGTTACAGGATCTTCGGGTATGGTACGCCCGTTTTATTTTAATCCTGTTATTTCTTAACTTCGAATTTAAAATTCTTACCTGATACAGCAAGCTTATCAATTACTTCAGTTTGCGTATCACGCAGTAACTTTTCAAGCTTATCCTTTTCAATAACCATACCAGCTACTTTATCTTCTAATGCTTCGTTTTTAGCTTTAAGTGATTCCAACTCTTCAGGATTCTTACCTATAAAAGTGTATATGACGACTGATAAACTACCGACGAGCATACCCACAATCACTTTAAATATATCGTTATTTGTTTCTGGTATTTCTTTAAAAGCTAGAAACAATAACAATCCCATTACCATAGCAAATACCGTTGCTGCGCCTATATATCCTCTTAGCTCTTTATTTCCAAACATATTTATTATTTAATAAGTCCAAATAACATTTGGAGCTTTGTCCGTGTCAATATCTATGTGTATAAAATTCTTAGCAATACCAATTCTATTTATACCGTACTTTAAAAATAATTCAATAAGATTAAACCTTTCTCTACTCTCGCTGCAAGCTATATCTACAGCTAAACCTTTTAAATGAGATGACGCAGGTTTTCCTCCAACCTTTTCGTTATGAGCTTCAGTACGATAACCAGAGTTAACATGTATAGGTTTGCCATACTCTTCGCGTATCATATCTAGCTTACTAAGCATCTCTTTACTCATCATCTGCCCGCTACCTTGTATATCAGGCGAATCAAACTCTTCATATTCAAAATACTTCATTACTTATAATTTTTAAACATTAACTTATATAGCAAGCTATTCCAAGCTGCTTGTAGATTATCAATTATTTTCCGCATGGCTCTCCTGTTGCTACGTTAATCCAATTTTCTTTTTCAAACCAGTCACGTAATGTTGCTCCTTTTTTACGAGCACCTTTCACGTTTGACTTGCTAGATCTTTTATATTTACCTTTTGCAGCTGCAGACTTTTTAGCTGCAATTACTTTTTTCTTTTCAGCCGCGCTCATTGATCTTACTTTAGCAGCAGGTAAACATACTTTACTAGTACCTCCACCTTTTACTTTACTTTTCTTTTCAAGTGGTGATGTTCTAAGTTGTTCTGCTTTTTTATAAGCAACGTCATTACCTGTACCACTACCAGCAACTTTAGCTGTGTAAGATCTTATCTTGTTTGTTTCAGGGCTATGCAGTACACTAGCGTAGCAATGAGCTAATGGGCTTTTGTTTGGATCTCTCATTACTTCTTTTTATTCTTACCCATTTTACCTGGGCCACCAGCCTTAGTACAACGTACACCCCAACCAGAGGCGTAAGCGCTAGGCCATACTTCAAACTTCTTTTTTGCTGCAGCTTTACAAGCTGGACTTATTTTTCCCATAATTAAAAATTAGATGCTAAATTAATTTCGTTTATTGCTTCTTGTATTTCAGCCAACCCCACAGGAAGCGTAAGGTCAAGACCGGCTTTAAATATTTTTTCCATACTACCAGACTTAAAAACAAGAACAGTAGGTACCATTCGAACCCTATACTTCTTTTTAGCTTGTGGCGCTTTTGATATATCAACTCTATAATATGATGCATCTTTTATTTGTTTCCACTCATTAAAACAATTAGCTTCGTTAAACTTTGCCCAAAATTCTACAACAATAGTTTCACTATTGTCATCACCAAAAGCATTATCATCACCTATTGTATCTTCAAAATTACTATCGTCGATCCAATATTTTTCTGGCACATCTGACTGTGCGTGAGCTAACACGCTGAATAAAAGTAGTATTAAAGTTCTCATTGATTTCTTCTTATTTCGTATAAACGGCTATCTATTTTTTCTAACTCTTCAAGTATTTTGTCAACATCTTCCTGCGTGTCCATTATTGTTTGGCGCACAAGTTCATCTTTCAAATCATATTCTGTTCTTGAAATTACCGGCTCAGGAAGCTCCTTAGCGAGAGCTATATCAGACTTCAAAGTAAAATACGTTGTAGCTAGTGATATAGTAAAACCTATAATTATACCTATTGTCTTCAGATCAAGAGTTACCTTAGTGTTTTCTCCTATTTGCTGTGCCATTATCTAAATGTTATATTAATTCCAAAGTTAGAGTTAAATATTTCTGAGTCCCAAAATTTTGTATATTCACCTTCTATAAATACACCAATTGACTTAGTTATTTTCCAACCAAACATTAAACCTGCTTGATAATCGTCCCATTGTTCACCAGCAAGTAAATCGTTGTGACCGCCTTTACCCCAGCTATTACGATGTAAATAACTAAAATCTTCATTTCCTTTTACGTAGCTGTGGTGTGGCATAATCCAATTGCCATAAGCATGTAACCAGAAGTTATTTCTATAATGATAAAAATCAAATCCCATTATAGGAGCTATCTCAGCAAAAGGATCTAGTTCAGCCCAAGCTTCTTGATTAAATCTATTCATTAATCCACCAAACACTTGGTCTCTAAACTGTTGATCAGTGTAAGCTATTATATCGCCTTGAGAATTTTTCCAAACGTAGTTATAAAATTGTTGTCCTGTAATTAAATTATTGTACTCAGTAAGTTCATCTACAAATCCATACTCATAACCTAAAGTCCACCAAGGATGCAATGCATTACCATCAGCATCCATTTCATTTAACCATATTTCGATAGGGTTGTAGCCGTACGCTTTTTGATGTGTACGATATATAATACCTGCAGATATGCTAAGCTTTTTACCTATAGGTAATCTAGCTCTTACTTCACCAGAAGTATATTCAAAGCCAACATTACCTGATTCTCTTGTTTCGTATTTAGCTATATGATAATTACCTGTATGTCTTACAAATAAACGTTTGTTATCAAACTCATTACCATCAACTCTTTGTTTTTCCCAATGCAATAAATATTCTAATCCTTTTACCGCAGCTGTAGGTGCAGATAAGCCTACATTGTTTTCTGTACCATTGTAAAAGTTTGGTCGACTTTCGTAGCCAAACCTTGCTAATTTACGTATACCAACACCAAACCTGTAGTTGTAATCATGATATGTAGTTTGATCTACAACAAGTGGTATGTCATATAAATTATCTGGATTTGTTCTAACAAAATACTTTGGTTGCTCTAGCTTAGCATTGCTTACATTACCTGCAGCATACACAGTTCCGTACTTGACGAAGTCATCATATAATGATTTAAAAAACTGACCATTAGTATTTATTGAAAACAATAATATACTTAAAAACAATATAAGTTTTTTCATTTTTTTATAACTTTACGTTTTTTAACTACTTTTCTTTTAGTTTTTCTAGGTTGTGGTTTATTTTGTTTTGTTTCTTCATCTAACCCTATTTCCCAGTCTTGCCAACCACCAAGCAAGGCTAATCTTTCCCATAGTTCAAGATCGCTTTCTGTAGATCTAACTATATTATTTGCTTTCTTTATACCTCTATCTATAGGTACATTTGTAAGAGCTGATACTACATTACCTGCCGCTAAGTAAGCTGGATTATCTAATCCCCACCCGCCATTAATCATTTCGTCTTTATCCCATTGATATGATCTTGCTGCTTGGTTTATTCTTGATAATTTAGCAGATATCGGTGGTGATATTTTAGTTAATTCATAACCTACTTTTTCAAGCTTAGGTTGTTTCTTTTCCATTTCGTCGAAGATTCGTATGATCGCGTTTTTACCCACAGATACAGCCGCGCCAGCAAAACCTGTTCCACGTAATAACGAGTCAGCCATACCATTAGCGATACTAATATACTTATCTTTCTTTTCTTCATCTTCTGGTTCTTCGTCATCAAACGCCATAGCAAATATAGCTTGTTGTATAGCGTTGAATATAAGGTTCTGCACTGTTGTATAATATATAATTTTACTTATATTTGTTTTTGCATCACCTCTGTTATTTTTAAGATCACGTATAGCTTTATCCGTAAGCCTAGCGTACTGAGCAGGCGTGTTAGCAAACGCTAATATTAATCGACCGAGCGGTCCAGCTTGCTGCATTGATATACGATCTGGTCTTGATGACTGCTGAGACTCTTCAGCATTTTCTCTAAAATCTTCAAATGCTTTTGTTTCAGCTTCAGCTTGAGACATTCCTTGTTTCATTAAGGATTTTATTCTGTTTCTATAAAACGTAGCACCTCCAGAAGCAATAGCAAAACTATCTGCTATTTGTGTAGGTGCAAAACCTAATTGTAATAATTTATTTACTACAGCTCTTGGCCCACCTTCTTTTGCCATGTTAGCAATGTCAGCTTCAGTTACATTAAATCTTAAACCTGATCTACGAGCTTTTAAAAAGTCAGAATTAGCAAGAGTCATAAAGTCTGACCAGTATTGTTTTTGATTTGCAAAAGCTTTTGCTGCGGCAATAGGATTGTTGTCTGTAAAGTTTATAAAGTTTACAGCTGATATTGTCTGTAGCAATGCTGATCTAGTGTTAAAGAACATAATAGTACCAATACTACCTTGTAACCAGTCTGTGAATCTACCTGTTAAGCTATCGTCAGAAAATGTTCTGTTACGACCTGTCTTCATACGTTGTAGCATATTTTCCATAGCTTTACGGTATGGTTTACCATATGCAGCTTCAAGTTTATTCATATTCTTTTCAGAGAATATAACATCTACATTGTCTTGCCACTGTTGTAAGTATTTGGCTCTAACACCTGTATTTATACTCTCCTGTATATCAGTTGTTATTGTGCCAGCTGGCCAACCTTCTTTTGGTTTAGCATACTCACCTTTTTGTATAGCAATAACTTGATCAGCAAATACCTGTAAATCAGCGTTATCAGCTACATACTCACTTAATTCTTTTAAATCCTGCTTGCTAATACCAGGTACATCATAACCTAATTTATTCCAAATATAAACACGTACAGCTTGTTCTCTTGTGAAAGGTTCACCTGGTAATTTTTTACGTAAGTTTTTAGGTACAAATCCTAATTGTTTTTTAAGAGCTCTGTAGTCTTGCATAGCGCTAAGTCTAGCGTTGTCAATATCATTCATTGCTCTAGCGTACGGTTTTATTAAATGTTCTTTGTACCAAGCCATTTGTGAGTCACCAAGTTTACCTTTGCTTAGCGTTTCGTATAATAATCCTACAAAATCTTGAGCTGAGTATGGTATACCTCTAAACACTCTACCGCGCGACGCGCCAGCTACTTCTGCTTTAACTTTCTTGTATTCTTTTTCCGATGCAATACCAGTTGTTTGTTCTAATATATCGTTAAATCCTTTATCTAACGCTTCTGACTTACTGTATTTAACATACGCTTGTCTTACTTTTGATTTAACGTCTAGTACACTAAGAGCATCTTGTACTGCTTTAACATTTTTATAAGCATCATCTGCAAAGTAAAAATCATTATAACCTTCTGCAGCTTTACCTACAACCCAACGCGCCTTAGCTTCAGGTGTACTGTTACCTAACCCTACAATATTTCTAAGTGGTATATCTAGACCTATTGCTTTTAAAAACTGGTGTATAGGTTCTGCAGCCGCTTGTGTTCTAGCCGTAAGAATAAACACGTTATCATTACCAAACTTTCTATTACGAGCTACTGCCTTTTCAAACATAGGGCCTTTAGCTCCTTTAGTAACTTTTTCAAACTCACTAAAATCAAACACAGCACCTTCTTCTAAAAGCTGCTCACCTTGTTTAGCAAACTGTTCAGCTGTTAGTGTACCTTCAGTTCCGTCAGGCATAGTGTATAATACATTAGATTTAGTAGTAGCAAGTGTGTCATCAAAGTCCCATACGCTTATACCTTTATTAGGTGCATCTGCATTACGTGAAAATTTAATAGCTTCATCTGAAGTAGCCATTAAATCTATAGTTTGCTTTACTATAGGAGAGCCTGGTACTTCTTGCATTACTATAAACTTTTGATCAGGATCTAAAGCTTCGTAAGCCGTTAACCTACCTGACTTAACCGCATCAGAATTAGCTTGCTTAGGGAACATCCGTCTAGCAACAGTGTTAGCCATATCAAACTTATCAAAAGTTTTAGGGTCTTCTAATCTAATACCAGGCGGTAGTTTACCATCATTAGACTTAGATGCTTTTACTAAAGTTTTTATTTTAGTAAACTCGTTTAATCTTTCAATAGCTTGTTGTTGTGTTATATCACCTTTTAAAACTTGATAAGTTAATTCGTTTTGATAAAATAAATTATCATTGTTTTGTTCAGACTTAGTTAGTTGTTTTGTGTATATTTCAGCAACTGTTTTACCTTCAAATATTAATGTGTTACTATTAAAACCAGGTATATTATCTTCACTAGTATTGTTGTTTACTTGTGGATTAAAATATCTAATGAGTGGAGATAGTATTTTATTTACATCACCTGTCTTAAAATATTCTCTCAACGCTTCATTAAACTCGTCTGTTTGAGTTGTTTTGTAGTTGTAAGGATCTCCATACATACCAGACACGTCAAGCGTTTTATCGTCTTGTGTTTTAGTTATACCTAGTTGATAATAAATTAAATCAACTACAGGTATTAAAACATCAACTTCGTCAAATAGCATAGCTTCATACATAAGCGGAGCCATTTCGTTAGAAGGTTCAACATGCTCTTTAACTGTCGGCGTGGACTTTGTGGCGTTTATAAAAGCTTCAGAAGCTCCACGCTCTACTGACATATTTCTAACTAAATGAGAAGAAGACTGAGACTGTGTGGAAAATATAGCGTATATAGGTAAGTACATACTAGGATCTGCCTTTATAGCATTAGCACCACCATCTAGTATATCTTTAACACCAGCTTTCCAGTCTTTTAACTTTGCTTTAAACTTGTCAGAACTATAATATTCTTTATTTTTTGGCGGAGCTTTAACTGCTTTAGCTACCTTAATACCTTTGTCATTAAATAAAAGCTTATTACCTCTAGCTAACCAATTAGCTTTGTTTGCCTTTGCACGTTTAGATATCTCAGCCCATTCTTCTTTTGTAAAATAAAAACCTCTATCTTGTTTAGAACTGTAATCAACTACTGTAGATCCGTCTAAAGCTTCTATAGGAAAATACTTCCACAACTCAGTCTCTATTTGTTGTTGAATGTAAGCTCTGTGTTTAGGATTATTTGAATCTAAATTTTTAGCAGTTATTGTTTCACCTTCAAACTCTATTGTTACATTGTTAGCTTTAGCAAATTGCTCAGCATTGTCTCTCATTATAACAATACCATTTTTACCGCTAACCTCAAACCTGTTTTGTCTTACCTTAGGTTTAGCTTCTGATTTAGCAAACTTAACTCCAGCTCTAGCTCTTTCAGGTTTACTAGGTATAAGATCTTCAACCATACGGTTTCTAATGCTAGTATTAAATAAACCTCGTATAGTTTGACCTACTCTATCTCTGTAAATAGGTTTAACAGGTTTTTCTCTAATAAGATCTAAATAATCTTTTAGTGTACCAGTTAACTCACCATCTGTATATAAAGCGTTCATTACATTGTTAGGTATAAACGTAGCTTTACCAAAGTCATCTTTAGTTTTCGGCAGTCTAGCAAAGTCGCTAGTAGCATTGTCTATTAAGTATTGCTTTATACGTGTTAAACCTTCAGCATCTTTTTTAGAGTAGTTTCGTTTTTTATCATATATAGTTTCTGGGTTTACACCAAACATCTTACCATATATTTCCGCAACAGCAGCTGGTACATTTTTAGTTTGACCAAATCTTGTAACGTCTTGACCTTCAAACGCTTTGTTAGTAGCATCTGATATTTGTTTTTCAGCTTCAGCTTTATTTTCTACGCCTAAGTTAGTTAACACTGTATCGCTAAACCTAGTTGTTTCAGTAGGTTTTCTTGGCCCCTTAGGTTGCTCTGCAACTTCAACATCTGCTTCTTCTGCTACAACGCCTCTAGCTTCTGTAACATCTGCAGTAAACTCTTCACCTAAAACTCTATTAGAAGCTTCAATAGCTCTAGCTGGTAAAAACTTATTTATATAAGCCGCTAGCGGTACACTTGACTCAGGATCATATTCGCTAATTAAATCTATTATACCGCGCTGACCTGTTTCTATTTCATCAGTAAGTAATTGTCTATCAAACCCAGGAGCTTCAGATCTACGCTCAACTAATTTACTTGTAATAGGTTTAAACTGTTCTATAATTTCAAAAGCTCCAGCTGTGCCTTGCTGATTATATATTTCTTGAACACGTTGTGACGCTTCTTCAGATCTAGACTCTTTAATTATTTGCTCGTCAGCTTGTTGCTCTGCTTGCGGTATTAACTCGCCTTCTGCACCCTTTTCAGTTACGGCTTGTTGAGCTTTTGTTAGTACGCCTTTTTCTAAACTTTTATTAAAGTCTTTTACAAAATTAACTACATCGCTACCTTTATTGAATTTTACTTTGACGCCGACTCTACCTAAAACCCTACGAAATCTATCACCAAGCATAGTTGATATATCTTCATTTAATTGTATATCGCCTGTAGCTAAAGCGTCTGAAAACAAAGTTAAAGCTTCTTCCATTTGGATCTCTACTTTCTCATCTTTGTAGAGCTCCATTCGCTTTTTAAAGTTGCTATCCTTTATTTTGTTTACATCAATTTTATCTAGCTCTTTTAATAATGCGTTACCTAGATTTATAGCAGCAGCAGGATTATTTTTTAAAGTACTGTCTAGCACATAGTGTAAAAATTCATGTCTAGCTACATTAACAGCTTTTTCATCTAAAGATTTTTCTCTGTTAATTATAATGGTACCAGGACTATCTCCAGCACCAGGTATAAAAAATCCTTGTTCGCCAGAAGCAGCTACCCTACCACCTTCAGCCACAAGATCAGGATTATCATTTAAGTATGTTTGTATTTCGTTAGCGTTAGCAAAGTCAAGAACTTTAACATCGTCTCTTTTTTCAGCAGCAGCTCTTACATTAAACAAATTACTATAAAACTTTTCAGCTTCACTGCGTATATCAAATATGTTTTGAGATGCTACTTTTCTTTGTTGTTCTATAGTTTGTAATAAAACTTCTTTATCTTTCTGCGTAAACTCATCAGACGCTTCTATTTCGTTTATTCTATCCGCAGAGCTTGTTAAAAAATCAGAATTAGCATTTAGCTCTTCTATTTGGGCATCAGATAAAGTTCCAGCTAGAGCATTGCTTTTATCTATAATTTGTGTTAAATTAAATCTAAGTTCCTCTTGAGCTGTATTTATACCAGCTATATCTTCAGCTGTTAAATTTTTTCTAAACTTACTATTCTCTAAATCATTAAGATCTCTAATAATTTTAGATATAGCTTCGTTATCTTTATTAGTTCTAAGTTTTCTTGCAGCAGAACCTATTCCAGCTATACCAGAACCACCAACTAAACCTTGAAGATAGTTTTCAATACCATCAGGTGAAGTTAAATAATCTAAAACTTTTTCACTAGCATCTTCAGCGTTTAAACCTTGAGCAAGTCCTTCATTAAATATATCTAAACCACCTTGCAGGTATTCAGGTATAGCTTCTGCGTTTCCTACGTTTAACATAGAAAATAAACCTTTAGTTTTACCAGCTGGTAATTTATTAAAATACTCACCTACTTTTTTTATACCAAGTCTTTCTAAGCCAAATTGCAAAACTGCTATAGAACTAGGTATTAATACTTCGCCTTGACCAGAAGCAAACAGCTCTTCAGATGTTAACCCTAACGACTGAGCTTTAGTGTCGTTAAAACTTTTTATAGCGTTAGCACCTATATCCGTAGCAAGACCAACACCACCTGTAGCAACAGACGTAGCCGCTGAAGTAGCAAAAGAAGATATACCGTTAAGCGTAGCCGCCAAGCCAGTACCTACTTTAGATAATCCTTCTTTTTTACCTATGTCTGTAAATCCCAGTGTAGGTAAATTTAAACTATTAATATAATCGTACTGTTCGTTTGTTCTTTTAAAATAATCTCTATTAGCTTGTATAGCTCTTCTGCCCGCGTCTTCACCTAATATATTTAAAAAAACATCATCAGGTATTTGATTAGTAAACGCAGACAAAACGTAATTAGCCCTATCATCTACGCCACTTAATTGAACTAACGAATTTACAGTTGTACCATACAGACTAGCTGTTGTACTTATATCTTCAGCTTTTTCAGGTTTACCAAAAAGATCATTACCTTTATCTGATAAAAACTTCACTAAACCGCTAATGTCGCCAGGGCTCATAGCTATAACTTGTTCTTCAACTTGTTTAGCGCCTTCGTTTTCTATATCTTGTTCTACTTTCTTATATTGATCAGCGGTAACAGTAACGCCTTCTAGCTCAACAGCACCTAAACCTATAGCTCCATCATCAAATTGTACTCCTTCTAACTCTACAAAGTTATCAGTCCACTTTGATCCCAATGAAGATTCTACCGGCTTGAAGCCCGTAACTTCCGGAGCTCCAGTGTCGTCTATTATCTCGGGTGCTTGCCCGGTTGTCGGTGTTACAGTTGCACCCTCTTCCGCAACACCGTTTGTCTTTCCCTCTTCTGGATCTGTTATTTCGTCTGTAATTCTGACAGCATCAGGAGTTTCAGCTTCAAAGATATCTACCTCTTCAGCTGGAACATTGAAAATATCTTCGCCTAATTTATATTTAAACATAATATTTAATTTTGTTTTTGAAGTTCTCTTACATGACTATAGTCACCTGATATGGCGTACTTCAACTTAGCAACAGCCATATCTGGTTTAGTAATATCTATATCTATTTTACCTTCTCTTCCAGCAACATCTATTCTTATAAGATCTTGATCTACGTTACCTTCATTATCTTGAACTTGTAACACTTCGTTTGGTATAGCTAAGTCTTGTAGCATAAGGCTTATTTGATCAGCTACATTAGCGCCAGGTCCTGTAACAAAAGCCCTGTAAATTTTTTCTTTACCTCCTTTTGTATCTATAAGTTCTTCAAAAGCTTCTAGCTTTAGTTCTGAAGTTTTAGGTGCTTCTACTTCTTCTGGCTTAGGAGGTTCTACAATTCTTGCATCGTTTTCTTGACGTAAGTAATTTCTTAATCCATACTCTATGTAAGCTTCTTCAAAATCTTTTAATTGCGTACTACTTAAAGGTTCTCCATAAGCCCAGTTATCTTCTGTAGATAATATATTATTCCAAAAAGATATTTTATCAGCATTAGTCATAGAGCTGCCATCAGCTTTAAGCATTTGACCTATTGGTGCTTTTTTAAGCGCATTAATATCAAGCGGTCTATAAAAAACTCTATTACCTTTACTGTCAGGTTTACCTTCTACTTCATCTTCATTTTCGTAATATTTAGGATCTAGTATTTTATTTTCAGGATTCTGCGGATCTGGAATCATTGCTAATTCAGCTGCTTTAGTAAAACTTTCTGTTTCATCTGGAATGACATTGAAAGCACCGCCAGCTATATCATTGTTTAGATAATTTTCTATTTGAGTATAAGTCCACATCCTATCACCTAAACTATACGCAGGTACTAACTTACCATTTTCTTCAACAACTTCAAAAGATCTACTACCTTTTAATTGATCTGCAAGTATTAAAAAAGATTTTAAATCTTCTGTCTCTACACCAGGTAAATCCAACCCACCCATTCGACCTCTATTATTAGCTTTCTCTATAAAGTTATCTGTCATTTCAATTAAACCTTCTAAACCTTGTCTAGCCATAACTGGAAGACTTTCTATTTCAGCCATGCGTTGTCTAGCTGCTTGTGGATTTTGACTTGTTCCAGTATTAACAGCTATATTTAAATCACTGTATTCATCGATATATCTTGCAAAACCTTCCCCGTAATTAAACGCTGGATTACCTGCAGTTACATTACCAAACTGTTGAAGTATAGCTTGTTCTTTTTTATCTGCATCACTAATAATCTTATTGTTACGCTCAGCAACTTCTGCATTACGAGCTACAATACGTTTAGCTAAATCATCACCAGTTTTAGTTACGCTCTTAATAAGATTTCTATAATGCTGACCAGTTTGTGTGTCGATAAATTGTTTTGGGTTTCTATAACTCATTATTATCTTGTTGGATTCATTATATTTGTGGGTATTATATCACTAGGAGTATTCATGAGTGAATAACCTGGTATAAACCCACCTATAACTTGATTTTGTTGTGTTTGTGTTAACGGTGTTGGGCTTATTGGCGTTGCCTTCATTTTCCCGCACCTGCTATATTTCCTATACCTGCTGTAACACCTCCGATAGCACCTGTTAGTATTCCAGTTCTATCCGCCTGAGCTTGAGCTTGTTGAGCTTCAGCTCCTGCTAACTCTGCTGATATTCTATCTAGTTGAGCTGTTTCTCTTTGCTCTCTAGCTTGGAATTCAAATATACTTCCTTGCACACCAGCTTGTTGTAATCGCTGAGCTTCAGCCATACGAGCTTGCATTTCTTGCATTTCACCTTGAGCTTTTAATTTTTCGTTTTGAGCTTCTTGCTGTTCAATACTAGCAGATACACCTTTTTTACTTTGTAAAGCTGCTTGAGCTAAAGCTGTTGCGCCACCTGCGCTGGCTCCTGTAGATCTTATAGCGTCTAATGTATTAGCTAAAGATATATCAGCTTGCTCAGCTTGCATTTCAGCCGCTTGAGTAGCAACACCAAGATTATCATATGGATTTGTAATCATAGTAGAAAGATCTTCTACTTGATCGTAAGGATTTATAATAGCTTGTCTATTTCTTTCTAAATCATTTAGTTTACTTTGTAATCTACCTGCTTTAGCTGCAGCTTCTCTTTGCTTACGTCTAGCTGAAGCATTGCCCATGATACCTGTAACAACACTACCAGCAGCTTGCACTATTCCAGCTATAGCTAAAGGTGCAAGTCCATAACTTAAACCTAGCGATGGATCACCGAAAAATAATATTTGTAGTTGTTCTAATATTTGTTCCATAATTTTAATATGATGATTCTACATAATTAGATGATACAGCGTATAGTTCTTTTAGTCCACCTATATTAGTACCTGATGTAGCTTGTTTAGTCGTTTGATCTATAACCATGTCTGTTGATATAGTTACTAAAGAGAAAAATCCTTTTATACCTGTCATTTGAGAACCAAACCGTACCTCACCAGGTGTAGCAGCACTATCATTAACTATGTATGCTACGTATTTATTTTCTTTTCTATCAAAACCAGCATGGTATCTAGGCACTGGCGGATTAGCTGTTCCAAAACCATTTGGAGGTGGTAAAGCGTAATCTGCTCTTGCTATAACATTACCACTTGAATCAAAAGCATATTCTCCTTGTTGATAACTTTTAACATCAATAGAAACATCTCGTGTAAATTGATATGTAGAATTAACGAGATCTTCACCTGTTTGATCTGATGTAAAATTAGTTATTTCAAAACCATTTGATCCTTCATATCCTATAGTTTTAAAGTTTTTAGACAAACTAGGGTTTGGATTAAATACAAATGATATAGAAGTATTATTATCATCACCATAAAAATTACCTCTATTAACTGACCCATTGTAATGTTCGTATATTTTATTACCTTTAGCGGTATAAAAATTGTTACGTAAACTAAAAATTAAATCAGGTCTGTAAGAAAAGAAACTTGGCCAACCTAAAACACTTTCATCAAAAGATAAGGTGTTATAAGCTAAAGTTGTTGATTGTGTGGGCGGTTGAGTTGAAACTACATATTGTTTATTATGCATGTCCCAGCCGCCTAGTATTACTCCTTTGTTGTCGCCTTCGTCTATACTATTAAACTGATCTCTAAAATAATCTCGCATACCGTAGTTAGATATCTCAGTAATACCATCTCTAGATAATCTTAAAACTACATTACGTCTTTTATCTGTAAAATATTTTCTATAACCATAAACAGCAAAGCTTCTTGGGTCTTCACTTATACCAAACTCTCCAGCGTAAGGAACTATTTGACCTATTACTAAATTAAGCTGGCTGACAGGAACACCGCCACCTTCCGCTGTATATATAGCATCTTTATCTATTAACGCTCTATTAACTTTATTTTCTTGGAATATAATTAAGTTAGTATCTTCAGCATATAGTTTTTGTATTGAGCCTTTAGCAGGGTCTACAGATTTAGTTATATCTTCACCTACTGAAAATACATTTGTTTGGTTTATACCTGTTCGTGAATTAAATATTCCTGAATATATAAGTGAATTGTTTTTTCTATATCCATTTATTTCTTCTTCAACAATATAAGCTCTAACACCATAATCAACATTAGTATTATTATAACCACCTCGTATTCTAGCTTCTTCTACAACCCAACAAGTGTTTACATCATAACCCATACCTGCGTTTGATATTCTACTGTAACCACCTATTTGTTGAGGTATACCTCTAGAACCATCATAAGCAGGCGCATTAACTGATTGAGGGCTAGGAGAAACCTGTCCAGTAGCATTCATCTTCTTCAAAAGAAATGAGTTAAAAAACTTAACTTCGACTATCGCACCCATTTATAATTACTTATTTATTTTATTTATTACACTATATTCCACTTGTAACTAGACCCAGGAAATGTACCAGTAACTTGTAAGTTACTAACTGTAGCAGATAATTGTGAACATGTATTTAATAGACTTATTAATCCACTTATAGTTCCTGCTTTAATCCATGTAGCAGGAGTGTTATTCGGAGGAACGTTATTACAAGTAACAGTACCACCAATATTGTTAGCGGAATTAGTAAAATCTAAATCTATTACTCCCGAGCTAACAGTAGTTTCTAAAGGAGTACCAAAACCAGTATTATTCCAACCACCTTGATCTTTGTAAAGATAATACCCATTTTTATTGACATCAGTTTGATCATTTACTAAAATTAAAGGTATATCAAAAAGACCGCCAATTGTACCTCCAGAAGAATCTTCTACATCAACAGTTTGGAAACTAACAGGTACAGTACCAAACAAAACTGTATATTCTATTGTAGCTATAGAGCTACCACCATCCGCCACTTGAACAAGAATCTCATAAGTATCAGGTGTTACAAATTGACTCTGACCTGTTGGGCCATAAGCGTTATTAGTTTCAAGATCAATAGTGTTAAAACCTGTTGTTGTGTTTTCTACTTGGTTTGTTAATGTAAACTTTTCTATTACTGATTGCAAACTAGAGTTTGTAGCACTCACTATTTGATAAGTTAAATCTTTATAAGTATTAGGCCCAGTATATGTAGTTTTAGTATAAGCTGAATTTTTAGCATACAATGTTTCTAAAAAAAGATTAGGTATATTAGCCTCTTGAGGGTCTAATGTTTTAGTAGCATTTGGTGGCTCTGGAGGTGTTGCGCCATTATTAAATAACTCAGGATCTAAGTTTACTAGTGTAGATTGTTTATTTATAGTTGATGTAGTTGAATTACCTGTTGATATTTCAGTAACTGTAACTTCAAATGTAAATGTAAAATTATATTCATTAAAGTTAGAACCAACATAAACGTTATCAGTAAAAGGAAGTTTTACTCTAATATTATATTCACCTGGATTTGTAGGTAAATTTTCAAATAGCTCAAAATAAGGATCAACTGAAACATCTAAAGGATCTACAACTTTCAAGCCATTACCATTAACAACTAAAGGCATTGTAACATCAACTGTAAAGTTTGCTAAATCATATTCAATACCTAATGCGTCAACAATTTCAAAATTACCAGCAAGCATACTTTCGTTTTCTTTCAAATCTTCTTGAAAAGAATTATCAAGAAATCTATCTATAAAAGCAGTAAATACTCCCTCAGAGTTATTAATAGCTACATTTAGATCTGATATTAAACCAGATGTAGATGTTTCATAAAATAACTCTAATCTTGAAACAACAGGTGCTGTTTCAAATATAGCTAAATTTTCTACTTTAGTATAATTATTTTGGCCATTAGGTATATTTTCAACTCCAAATTGTTCAGATGCTATTTGAGATGTTATTATTTCACCTACAAAAGGATTTGAATCTGATTTGAAAAAAGGATAATATGGGTTTTTAGGACTAGTAATAGGATCGTTACCTGGTGATCCTGAATAGTCTGCTACATCAAATAAATCAAATAAATCCTCTATAGTGTTTGTTGTAAATGAACTTCTAAAAGCAAGAATTGAACCTGGTTGGGCTGGATCTATTGGGTATTGCTCGTTACCAGTGTTACTAAAAGGGGCTTCTGTATTCATAACTCTACCAAATAATCGAACACTACTTCTAAAAGTTTTATCTTGTGGACCAACAGCTTCTAAATCTCTAGGAACTTTATTGATATTATCATTAATTAAAGTAACAAATGAAGTATTAAAATCTGCACTAGAACCACCAAAAGGAAGACCTTTTATAGCGCCCGCAGTGTATACATTATAATATTCTTGCTCTTGTTGTTTAACAACTATTTTAAACGAATACCAACCAAGTGGGTTATAACCATCGTCATTAGGATCTCCATTATACATCCCAGGTATTGTAACATTATCAGATGTTTTTAAGCTATCAATTATTGCGTTAAAAGAAACTTTAAGTGAATTACCTGGCCACTCTTGTATGTCGTTTTCTAAATTACTCTCACTTGGATATGCTGAATATATAGTTTCACCAGAATAAGATATATCATTTACGGTTATAACATCTTTGTTGTTTGACAATATAACACTTGATTGTCTACCAAACTTATCAGACAAAACAACACCAACTTGATAAGTTCTATTTGTTTTTACAGAACTACTTGGATATTCTATTTCACTTGTGTAGTTAACAATGTCGTTTGGTGGAGTAAACGTAAGAACTTCGTCGTTTGGTAAAGTTTGATTTGTTGTAAATGTTACAGTCGTACCAGTGTAACTATCAACAAAGCAAGGGCTAACTACACTTAACCCAGAAACAATAGCTCCTTTATAAGGGACAGAAGTGGTAGGGTCTATATCTTTTAAATTAAAATCTGTAGTAGGTCCTGCTGCGCCATCAACTTTAGCAGTCAATATGTTATCGTTAAAAGGTTCTTTGTCTCCTACAGCTACATAATAATCTAATGAAGCTGGAGGAGTGTGTTTATCTTGAAAGTTACCATAAACAACTCTATTGCTTATAATTTCTTGTGATAATGCTCTTACCGGTATTTTATCATACACTCTAATTAAACCACTCTCTGGTAAAGTTTTATATGGTTTTTTATTTATATAAGTGTATTCGTAATAATCATTACTACCCGCGCTAGTAGCGACATCTGACACAGTTATAGTTTCTGCAACTTGTACAGCTAAACCATCTGACTCTTTAAATAGTATATCTACTTCTGTTATTTTGAACTCATCTCGCAAGTTAGTACCTGTAGAAGGTAATGGAATAATAAGTTTTATTTCGTTTACTTTATTTTCCATAAACGAAACTATAGTAGATCCAAACGTACTTTGCTGATCACCTAAAAATTCTGAGTTATTTAAAAAATAACCGTCTTGCTTTGGAATAAAACATGGTTGAGTAAACGGCGCGTATATAGAATATTCGCCATCATCAAATTTAAATCTATAACTAAACCTTACAAACTTATCTTCTAAAAATCTAGAATCACCAGCATAAGCATTATCGTAATAAGGATTAAAGTTAAATACTAGAATATCGTTTAGCGCTAGAGTAATTGAACCGCTTACTGTTAGCTGGTTCGTACTGTAGCTATCAACTAAAACGCCTGTATCTTCTATTGGACCACTTGGATTTGAAGCAAGTATTTTTCCTAAAGTCATACCTGCTTGAGGTTCATTATTAGAAAGTCCGGTACCTTGTTCTTTTGGAAAAAACTCTAATATAGGATCTGTAATACTAAAAACAGTTCCTGTTGCAGTGGCTGTAACTTGAGCTGTACCTCCGTCTGGATAAAACTTACTTACAACATCTCGCATTGTAGTATCATACTCACCCTCTGCAGCTGTTAGCAATGAGTTGTCAGCTACTCTTGCAGCTGTAATTTCTTCAAATAATTGTATAGGTTCGTAAGGATTATACTTAGCTACAGATATTTGATCTTCATTCGTATAATATGTAGGCGTAGGAAGACTTTCTGGATTAGCTAAGTTTACATTTATTTTTCTTGGCTGATTTCTGTTGTCAGTAAAAAATAAAAGTCCTTCTAATAAATTAACGCCATGTATAGGATAATATTTAGAAAAATTTAAAAAAGCACCTTCAACTAATTTAACAGGCGCAGGGCTTCCTACTTGATATTTGTATATAAAATTATGAGCATCTTTGTCATAAGTTAAATCTTGCGAAACTCCATCTGTTAAAAATACATATATACAATTAGTTGATTCATCAGAAAAATAACCTATACAAGTTAAATCATCAGCATAACTTTCACCAGCTTCAAATTCAGCGCCTAAATTAATAGCATCTTTACCAGCAACTTCATTACCTAAAACGTTTTCTAAAGCTCCAACATCATCTCCTTCAGATCTACTAATCTGAGCATTTTGAGCATCTCTATATTCACCACTTGGAATAAGCCTAGAATCTAGGTCCTTATTCATTTTAGATTTGATGAAAGCGTTTTTAACTTCAGCCATTTAATTTTAGTGTTTTATCCATTTAGATTTACCACGCATAACTTGAACTATTTCGTTTAATTTTATATTTGATAAACGTATTTTAGCATTTCTAAGTTTAGCGCTAGCTTCTCGCTTTAATCTTTGAACTAAATATTCAGGTTGATTTATTCTAGTGGCAATTACAGCGTGACTAATATAAGCGTACATAGCTTCTTCGGCTAGCTTAGGAACTCTTGTTTCTACATCTGTAGATAAGCCATCAGATATATATTCAAATATAATAATTTTATCTACTAAGTTAGATGAAAAAGATATTTTTCCCTCTCTATTATTTATTGTAAAATAACCGTTAGCATTAGAGTATTGAGGATCAAGACCATATAATTGACCATAACCAAACTCAGGCCAACCATAATAATACTCCCAACCATATACAGAACTATCTAATATATCTTGATCTTCATTTTTAAGAAAATTAGTTCTCCATCTTTCTTCTATAATAGAAGTAGTATCTATGTTTTCGTTAAAGTTATCTTGAACCGGAACTCCATTAGATCCTTGTAAAGGTAACTCAGACGGATTACTAGTTAAGTTGTTAGCCGGCATAATTATATGCTGAGCGCCTTGATTATCAACCCAATATAGGTTAACATAGTTTACAAAGTCTTGAGGTAAAACTACACTCAAGCTATGTGGTATAGTTAACTCTTGAGAGTTTATACTTTTAAGTGTATCATAACTAAACTCTTGCATAGCACGTTTAGCATGAAATATAACATCTGTTCTTTTAACGTCTTGTATAAGTTTACCAGGTCCTACGTAAGCTAACAAAAAGTTATTTACAATATCTTCTAGTTTTGTGTAGGCATATGAACCATAATTTTTTTCAACAGTATCACCATAAGCTTTGTCAGCTGTAGTGCTACCATAGTTGCCACCATCTAGCTTTTTAAGTTGCACAACAATATATAATCCAGTTGCTGGTGGAGCTGTAAATGTAATTACATTACCACTAACAGAATATCCAGTTGTAGTTTCGGACCAACTACCTGGAACGCCAGTCGTGCTAGTGTATAGTTTAAAATTATTTTTTTGATAATCTACATCAGATGGTGATGCTGAACCAAATATTAAATCGGTGTTAAACGTAGTTGTAAAATCTACTAAAACTCCATTACCTCTAAAGCCTTGCGCGCCTTCGTAATATTGCCGATTGTTTTCTGTTAGTAATGACATTTATTAACTTTTTGAATTTACTTCTTCAGCTTGAATAGCTTGTTGAGCCACTTGTACAATTTGTGGGTCTCTTATAATTACTCCAGCGTATGCTAGTATTCTTATAATAACCTCAACTTGCTCTGTATTATCTAATTCAAATTGAACAGAAGAAGCTGCATTATAAACATAATTGTTCAAAGTAGGATTAACACTAAAACCCCAGACTACGTCTGCTGGTTTTCTAATATAAGAAACTGTTATATCGTTAGCATTATTTATAGATGTAGGATATACATATATATGAGGTTGACCAGTGTCAGCTCCGCCAGTACCTTGGGTCGCTTGCTCATAAAGATAAACAGGAAATTGCTCTGTGGGTTTAGTTAGTGGAGATAAGTTTACATGTAGAAAATCATTTCGATCTAATCGCTGTAACTCTTTTTCGCTTTTATATATAACTGTACCTATTCTATGTACATCTGATGGCGCTAAAAAATAACCACCCGCGCCGTCATAAGTAGTGGCGCCTATTGTTTTAAATATAGATATAAGATTATCTACATTTTTTTGTCTATTGGCGTATTCATTATCTGTTTGAGGAACACGTAATTGTTGGTTCATATCTTCAAAGTAATTTTCAAAAACATCTAATTGAACCTGCGTTGCTAACTTATTAAATTCATCAGGTGTTAAATAACCACGCTGTTCTTTATTAAGTATAGCTAACACTGTAGTGTAAACAGTATTTACGTTTATTGCCATTTATATTTTTTTTAAGTATAAGGGCCCGAGTGAACGAGCCCTATACTATTATCACTTGTTTATAATCTTTTTTCTATAGATTTATAAACTTCTACACCTTCGTCAGTTTTAAACCAAGCGGCTAGTGCTGAGTAAGGATTTTCATCAAAAGGAACTGTCATTAATTTTCTATCATTAGATCCCCAGTGAAATGTTCTTTGATCGCCAGATAAATATATAATTCTGTTTTCACAAGCATTAATACCAAAGTTTCTTAATTGAATATTTTCATCTTTAACTAAGTTTAAAAATAAATCAGGATTTCTTTTAGCCATAAGTAGCAAGTCTCTTTTAATTTCTTTAGAAGACATGTTACCTACTGAATTACCTTTTTCTACTCTTAATACAGCTTCAGCATGATCAATATCAATATCTTTAGCTAAATTTAATGCTTCAATTTCAATTTCTAAAGCACTTAATTCATCTTCAGCTATTTGCTGTGGTATAAACTCTGTATACTTTTTATCTTTTAAAGGGTGATACAAAGATAATAGTTTTTGTAAACCTATATTTTCTTTTGGAACATTTAACGTTCCGTCTTTAAATGTTATATGACCTAAAGTTACCTCCCCTTTTTGTTCATCAACAAAAGGACTGCTCATGTTAGTAGCGTATCGTAGTTCTCTTTGTTGATTTGTTTTACCATCAAAAAATAACAACGCGTGTTTGCGGGTATGTTTTGCTGGAATAGTTAAAGTAAGTGGAGTATGAGGTCCTCTTAATATATAAGTTCTGTCCTTAGTTTCCCAAGAATCTGACTTTTGTATTTTTACTTTTTTTGGTGGTGCAACTACAACTTCTGGTTCGTTAACTTCCACCTCTTTTGTTTCTTTTTTTGCCATGATATAATAAAATTAAATAATTAAAAGGCTATAGGGCGCCGAAGCGCCCATAACCTTATGAACAATTATGCTCCTTGGAATAGAACAAAGTTGTTAGCACCTTGCACAACAAGACATCTTTCTGATAGGAAGTTAACTTCCATAGCATCAAGATCACTTGTAAATGCTCCGCCAACAGAACCAGTCAACCAAGACTTCATACGTCTGTCATCAGCTTGAGAAGCTCGGTAACGTACGTGAAGGAATGGACGACGAATGTTCGTACCTAGGATTTGATCATATACTGTTGAAGTACCTGCAGGAATAAGAACTCCTTCAATTGAAGCAGGTCCAGTCTGTCCACCACGCGTTGAAGCGTCGTTCAAGTATTTCCAATCAGTTTTGTAGAAGTCATAAGAACCTCTGCGGAATCCTGAGAAACCAAGATTAAGTGCCATATCTTCTGAATTTTCAAACAATCCAAAAGCAGTACCACCTTCAGCTCCAGTTGAAATCAAAGAAAGCATATCATCAAAATCCAATGAAGTATCACGGTTTAAGAAAAGCATGTTTTCTTCAATAGCTCCTTGAGTATCTAGGTTACGTAGAATATCATCAAAGTCACCAAGACCTGTAGCTGCAGTAAATCCAGTTTGAACGTTTCCACGCTCTTGAATAGCAGCAAAAAGACCTTGTGTACCTTTAGTTCCAGCAACACCAGCCGCAGCTGAACCAGCAGCAGCAAGTTCACCTTCAACAACTGACATTTCTAAGTAATCTTCAAAACGTAGTCTTGTTTCAGACTCAGCTTTTAGATACCATAGATATCCAGAAGTACCATCTTCAGTAGCAACTTCTACCCAACCGATCTGAGCTGTGTCAGAACCGTTAACAGTATACTTGCTTCTAATGATAATAGGTAGGTTAGAATATTGTTGTAACACAGGGTCAACACTTACAAGCCCATCAGTTGTACTTGTAGCAGCGTCGTAGTTAGGTGTAGTTGATCCTTTTCTAAATTCAGAACCGTAAACAAATACTTTTACGTTTCCAACAAGACCAGCAGCAGTAAGGTTAGCAGCTGTATAAGGAGCAACGGTAATGATACCAGTTCCTGTGTTAGAATCTGTAACTAAACATTTTACTTCAGCTCCAAAATCATCCATAACAACTACAGTAGCTCGTGGAGAAATTACGTTGAAAATATCCGCAGCTGCAGTAGGGTTAACGTTGATAGTTAAGTTAGTAGGAGTAGTACAGTTGTCATATGCAATGTGTAGTCGGTTTTGTTCAGACCAAATAACTTGATCAGAAGTCATAGGCATTTCTGCTCCGACCATACGTAAAAAGCCAGATAGCGTTCTGTTGCCATATCGCTCTACTTCTTGCTCATAGATCTCAGGGAGATACTGTTGAGAGAAATCGACGAAATCAGCGGCAGCTGCATCTGTCCATTGTAGATAGTTCGACTGTAAAGCTTCTTGCTTTTGAGTTGGAACTATCTTTCCAAATTGTGGTATTAAAGCCATTTTTTAAATTTTTATTTATTAAATCTTTTTGTTTTTATTTTAAGCCTTGAAGAATCAGCGCCACTAACAGCTTTTACTTTAAATCCTTTTACGTAAACATCACCTGAAACTGTAGGTCTAGCATCTGTCGATATGTTTTTCGATTTAGCCATAACATCTTTAACAGCATCAGCTTTTCCTTGTTCATAAAAATGACTAGCAATAGTATCAGCATTTCTAGCGGCATATAAAGCTTTATGATAACCTGAAAGATCTGATATTTTATTTTCTTTATCTAGGAACGTCCCAATAAAATTAGTAATATCAGCTTGATCATTAGCTATCTGCGGTGGATTTTTAACTCCGTATCTAAATTTTTTGTCTCCAACATTGAAATCAAAACCTTTGAAATCATCAGTTAAAAAACTTTTAGTACGACTAACAAAATCTTCATGCATTTGCTTTACACTTTTCTGCTCTTCGTTATATCTATTGAAAAAATCCATAGCTTTTTGTTGGTCTTGATTTACGCCTGGTCTCAACTTGATCTCATCGTAATATTTATCTTTCAATCCCTCTAAAAAGTTTTTGGCTTTTCCAACTTCTTCTTTATACGCTATTTTCTTTTTGCGTATATCTTTTTCTTCGTCTAGCTCTTCGTCATATGAATAATCTTCTAATAATAGATTTATATCTTCATAATCTAAGTGCGGACGAGTTTGTTTATAATATTCTCTAATCAATGTATTGTTATCTACATTGGAGTAATCTGCATTTAATCGAACATAATCTTCGACTGTACCACCAGTTTCTTCCATAAATGAAACTAGCTTTTCAATATTTTCAGGTAGTTGTTTTGCTGGCTGCTGAACTTCTTTTGTTTCTTCAACAACTTGTTTTTGCTCTTCTACCTTTGTTTCAACCGGATTTTCTTCGATCAAAGTTAAAGGAGATTCTACTTTTTCTTCGGTGGTCCGTATTTCTTCAACCACTCCTTCGCTGTCGCTACTGTCTTTTGGTTCTTCGACAATAACATCGCTATCATTTGTCTCTTGTGCTTGAACGGCATCTTGTTCTTTTTTTTCTGTTAAATCTATTTTAACTACATTTTGATCTTGAGTTTCTTTTTTCTCAAGTTTAGATAAATCTACTTTAACAGGTTCTGTTGTGGTTTTACCTAAGTTTTTAGGTTTAGTTTTCTTACCTTTTAAAGAAAACTCGCCTTCATTTTTAACCTCTTGGGTTGCATTTTCTTCTGCCATAATATAATATAATTAGATAATTAAAAGTTTTTTACCGAGGTTCAAACTGCTCTAGTCCAAATCCTCCAAGTGCATCATTACCAGCTGACTCAAAGTTTTTTGGTAATTCATCATTTTGTCTTTGCGATATCATTTCAGATTGTTGCGTACCTATAATTCTAGCACGCTCATCTTTACGATCTTCAATTTCTTTTTCTTTTTCTTTCTCTACACCAGCTTTAGCTTGTGCAAGCTGTATGTTATAGTTAAACTCTTCGGCCATCAATTGTTTTTTAATTGAAGCTTCTGTTTGCATACGCTGTATTTCAAACTGAGATTTAGCTTGCTCTAAATTTACTTTTTCTTGAGTTAAAGCTTGTTGCTTTTGTAATTCAGCTAAAGCAGCTTGCTCAGCTGATTGAGCATTAGCTTGAGCTTGAGCTTGTATATTAGCTTGTTGCGCTTGCTGATCTCTTTCTCTTTTTCTTTTTTGACTTAGCTTAAGATATTGATTAGCAAGTTTTATATTTGTTATTTGTCTAATATCAATAGCGTCTTCTAAACCTATTTGACCAGCTTGTAAAGCTATTTGAATATTTTTTTCTAATACTTGTTTTTGTTCTTCTTCTGGCTCTAACTCTAAAAATATACCAAACTCATGCATACTTAAATCTTGTATTTCATTTAAAGTAGCTACATTAAATGAGTTTATAGAGTTTAATAAAGCAGCTTTAGTTAAAGGATAATTTAACATATCATTTATTCTTAAGCTAATATTTTCACAAGATCTAACAGTCAAATACATAAGAGACTGTAGTATATGCTTTGTAGCTGTATTTGATGCAGCTGCAGCTAGTTTTTGTAAACCTACTAACGAGTCTTTAGCTGGTTGACTACCATCTCTAGCTTCATTTAGCCCGGTCACATCGCGTATCATTTGTAAATAATATTGATACGTATTAGTTAAAGCTTGTATTTTATTTATACCAGAAGATGATTGTAATTCTTGAATAGGCACTTTACCTGGATTCATATCACCATCTACAGTCTTAGATCTACCAACTATACTACCAGTTTGAAAATACATGTTTAATGCTTCTTGTGGATTGTATGTAGTTCCATTACCTAAATCCACTTCAGCTAAACCATCTACATCTACAAACACACCATCTGGCACCATACGAGCTAATACTTGTTGTATCTTTAAGTGTGTAATTTGTATCATATCTGCAAAACCAATACACTTGCTTACCAAACTTTCAATACGACCTTTGTACATGCGCGGCGCAGATATCACGTAGTTCATTTCTACTTTAGTCTGGTTG